GCCCTACTGCTTTGAGCAAGTTAATGAGCATGGACGTAGAAGCGGCGAGCCCGGCCATTCCTGCAATTAGTTTTAAGATTTCCTCTAACATGTAAGCCTCCAAATTGTTGATAGTACTTAAGTATTATACCTATATAATTACCGATTAGTGGCTGGCTCAAACGAGATATATTTTACTCCATTTTGCTTTAGCCATTCCTTTGCTTCGGCTGCTGTATATTGATTAGCTGCAAAGCGATAAGCCTGAATAGCCATTGAGCTTGAGCCTTTTAGTTTTCCGATAATTACCCTAATACCCCTTGCCAACTCTTTACTTCTGAAGCTATCAGACTGAAAAAGAGCTGGGTCACGCACCCTTGCAGCGTGCTCATTAGGATATGGCATTTAACCTCCAATCAATGATAGAATTTGCGCAATCAGCCAAGATAATACACCAGCGCCTGCTAAACCAGCAACCCAAGTTAGAACCTTATTCGTGTTCGCGAGTGATTGCGTTATTTTTACTAACTGATCAATTTCATCCTCATGCTTATCGGTGCGCTTTTCGAGATTATCGAGCCTTCGCTCAATTAGCGGATTTCGACCAGCCTCATTCTTTTCCATATCGCCAATCTTTTTATCACTTTCAAATAATGTCTTTTTAATTTCCTGTATATCTTTTTCCATACGAGTTAACCTAACAGATAGCTCAACGAGCTGTGATTGTATTGCGGTATTCGTTACTCTTGATTGCTTCGACTCAGATGCTTCCATAATCACCTCAATGTAACTCTGGGTGCGCTTCCCAAAGTTTATCTACTTTCCCCTCAAGTGTTGGCTCAGGTTCAGGCTGCCCAGTGAGCTCAAAGTAAGCCAAAATATCATCGCTCGTCCCATTCCAGCGGTCTAAGTCCACATAATAGCTGGCAACGCCATATTCAGCTCCGTTACCCTTTTCGCAAGTCTGATGCATGAGCCATTTCTTTACACCGTTCGGCAATGCGGGCGGCGGGTTCTTTTCAGGCGTGAATTGCGGATACGGCAAGGCTTTTAGATAATTAGCCAGCCACCAGTCCACTTCTGGCAATTGCGATACATCCACGAATTGATTTATCCAGCTTGCACGGCTGTATATTATTGGATAGCGTCCAGTTTGTTCTCGTACGTACTCAAGGCACTGAATAAGAGTGTCAGTAATTTTTGTTTTGGTTTGCCCGTGATCCAGCTCTACATCCAGCACCAAGCGGTCGGTTGCGGTGGGTCTAACGATGTTCAGGAAGTGCTGCATCTGGCTAATGGCAGACTCTTCGGGGTAGATGACGTGATACGCCATACGTGGGATGGTAAGATTTGTCCAACTGTACGAAAACCAGCGGTCTGTATACCCCCACGAGATACCAGCTCGCACTGCTACAAACTCGCACTTTGCGTTTATGATGTCAAAGTTTGGCTTGCGCTTGCCGTCCAAGCTATATTGATAAGCCGATATGTCCACGCCTAACGGAAAATCCATATTGAACTCCTTGTCATAATTTTATCACTTTTATGCCACTTCATAAGTAATTTCAAAGCCTAAAGCATCGCCATTTCCCCACGTAAATGGGACAGTTGCTGAAATTTTTGAAGAGTTTGTGCCAGGTGTTGGGTCGAAAAATCGGTTGATAATGCTTACACTTTCAGCAGGAGTAATCTGAGCCTGTCTCTCATAGTTTGCAGTAGCCAATTTTCGAAGATGCGCCACTCCATAGAAGTTAATCCCAGCGGTGTTCATGGCATTTATCGGCAATGAAAATGCCCAATCGCCAGAACCGTACGTGGTAGTGCTGCCCATAACCATCCCAAGAACGTAAGTGCAAAGTTTTCCAATCACGATATATCGTCCAGTTAGCGTCCCATTTCCTATCAATGGATTAGTTGTGGCTGCAGTCCAAGTCGGAGTATAGGATTGCCACTTCCCTAAATCAGTCCCTACAATCCCGCCGACTGTTAGCCACTGCAGCGCCCCAGCACTCTCATCCCAAAATAACACTCGGTCGGCGTTGGGGTCGGTCAAGCTGTTCAAGCCAAGAAACGCAGTAATGTCCACCCCATCCAACTTATCACTATCCGCAGCCTTGCCAGTTGTTAGCAAGTATTGCGGATGGTCGTTATCTCCAAGTCCAGTTAGAGCGCCGTGGTCGGTAATAACTATGGGGCGCTCCCACTTTTGCAGCCTTTCCACTTCCCGCTCAAGCTGCTTAATCCGCTGAATTACAGCATCCTCAAAAGCACTCACAATTCACCTCGCAACCTAACATCTATCTGCTCGCCGTTATCCTGATCAACTTTCACTCTCACGCTCGAGATGTGGCAATCCACATTATACCCAAAAGCTTGAGCGGTTACGATATCTCCGAACTGGTAATGGACGCCAAATTGCATTCCGGGCGTGTCCAACAATCTACCAGTCAGGATCTGCTTTGGCTTATAATCATTCAATACTTCATCACCATCTGCCTGTAGTGCTGCGGTGGTATCATTATCTCGACTATCCTTAAAATACTCCCGCCTGTTCCACTTGCTTGAGCCTATTCTGCTGGTGTTATAACGTTGCACTGTTAATCTATTACTTTCCTCGCCTTTACCAGCCACAAGCACCCAATTGCGCTCATCAGAATGAAACGTGCCAAAAGCAGCCTCATCCAGATTACCATACTGCTTACCAACAAGTCGCGGATCTCCAGAAGTTCGGCTGTGGTCTGTGCCACGCTGACCCGCATAAGTTCTGAACTGAAATGTGGCTGGAGCTGTTCTAACCACATCAAACACTAAATAAACGCCATTTTCATTAGCAACATCAGCTAATTCCTGAAGCACAGTCAGAACATTGCGATATGCAAACGCTTTTGTAATGGATTCCCCACCTGCACTGACATCGTTTTGTACACTTAACTTTCTCCTTTCGGCAACTGCCAATTCTCCTAATTGCTCTCTAACAATAGCCTTCATTATGTCATCAGGCTTACCCGTCTTTTCAGCCTGAGAGGTGCCTGCATAAGCCCAAACGATAGCTGTATCCAGAAGCCAATTCGCATCGGTAGCGAAAAGCTGTATGTACTCTCTGCCTTCTCCGTCTGTGTAGAATTGCCAGTCCTGCAGAAAATAAGCGGTGTCATTCTGCAGCTCAAGCGAGCCGTGCTTTTCACGCCATATCTCGAACAGCTGCCCTACCGCAAAGTCCTCATAGCGCATAAGCTTGAAGGGAATTGTTAATATCATGCTGCCTATGGTGTTCTCTGTTCTAACATACTCAAGAGAAGTAAAAGCCTGAATTACCCCTAATTTCACTCCAGTATCGGTATACCAGTCTATTTCGTATCTCATTCTAACAGCGCTCCGTCAATGCCCCAGAATCTCGGCTTCCAAGTAATCCAAGCGTTAGTAGCTGCGGTTGTGGTCGACTTATCCATAAATACGCTAATCGAATTGACGCCGGGCTTTAAGTAGAAATTGCCGTAATCGCTTCCGGGATTAACATAGCGCAGCAGGTTGCCCCGTCCAGCCCAACCGCCCCTGAATTTCAAGTTAACTGGGTCGAAGTTCAAGCCAATCCATTCGCCTTCCTGAAGCGTCAAGTCGTTGAATTCTATATGTGCTCCAGTTGAGTAATTGATAATGGAGTTAAGCTTTCCGGGACCCATAACCGATATGAAAGGATAGGTGTTAGCTGAACCGCTTGAAACATTAAGATCAATTGCAGTATTACTGGAAATGGCATTTTCACCAGATAATGTTGTATTAAAATCCCCACATAAATAAAGCGTTCCATCAGATAATTCTAAAACCGCTCTAATTGGAACCCCAAAACTTGGTAAATCGATATCAAGCCTTTGCCACGCACCGTTGACTGATTTTGCTACATTACTAACCGATAAATGTCCTATACTATCAAATTGACCACTAACATAAATATCTCCACTATTTGTGCAAGCTACTTTAACTATTGCCGCTACATCGCTTGTTACGCCGCCCGCTATTAACCCCCCCCAATTATTACCGCGCCATGCTGCTACATAATTAGCATTAGGGTAACCGCCAGCATTTGTAAATTCTCCACCAATTATGATTGTTCCATTAGGATTTATATCAATTGACCACACTACATTATTTAATTCTGCTGCGCCTAAACTCGTAAATGACTTAAACGCAGACCCATCCCACCAGCAGATATAATCTCCATTGGTGCCGTCTGCATTAGTAAACATACCGCCTATCAATAACCTTCCGTCTGGTGCAAATTTTAAGGTTCTTACCGTGCCGTTCAATCCAGTCGAGAGTGGCGCCCAATTGTTTCCATTATAATAGGCAATATATTTACAATGCGCATTTCCGCCTGCCGATGTAAAATTTCCACCAATAAAAATAATCCCATCTGGAGATATTACAATATTATTAACTTGTGTACCACCATTGTCAGTATAAATTCCGCTTCCAACGTTACTCCATACTCCTGTAGAAACATCATATTTGGCAACATAATTTGCGCCTGAAACTCCAGCAATATCTGTGAAAGTCCCGCCAACGTATAAATCGCCATTTGCATCAAAGGTCATACACCAAATGCCAGCAACATTACCTAAATCTGGTGTAACTCCTACGCCCTCCCAAGTTTGATTGGCTTTGCTCCAACGCGCTATTCTGTGTGTTCCAGTGACCCCGCCCGCACTTCCAGACGCTCCACAAATATAAATATCACCATTCGGAGCTTCCTTTATATCATGTACAGCGCCAATTACCCCAGCCAATGGATTTACATATGCGGAGCCATTCCACTCGCACCAGCGCCCATCTGGGTCACGCCTTACGATATAGTCAGCAGCAAATTCTGCATATAGATCAAGTTCTCCACCTTCCTCATAAGCGCCGTCCAGCAGCCCGCTCGGAATCTCGAAATTGAGAATGGCTCTCTGATGGTTAGGCAAGTCAGGCGTATCAGTCAAAGTAGCAGGTAAAGGAATGCAGCGGATGTCAATTGGATTAGTGGCTTCATTGCCGTTATCGTCAAAGCCTTGATAGCGGATAATCCGTTCACCGTGCGGTCTAACATCCGAGCCCCAATTTATGCCGAACTGCTCTTCTACTTTCGCGCCGTCCAGTAAGTCTGGTCTGAGTGCGTCAATCAGCGCTTTACGTTTAGCCTCAATCTCACCCAGCGTTTCACCAGTAAAATCTACAATAATACTAAATTGCCTTGATTTGCGGATGTGGTCTTGATATAAATCACCGCCGGAAGTCATCTTAGTTAATATCTGATTCCAGTCGCCGTGTCCTAAACCCGTAACCTGAACCAGCTGGCAGTAGTCTTCTAAGTCCAGCAATTCACCGCCCAGGCCGGTATAAGCCGAGCGGATAGATGCGCTGCTTCTAATTGCGCCTTCCCATTTGCAACCATCACCATAGCCGTGCATGAATGTGGTAGCCTTGCTTTCCTGTTCGAACTGTGCGCCGTCTATGTAGAAAGCCGCCGTAGAAGCAACCGCATCTCTTGTAACCCACAGCTCATAATCGCTTGCCGTTTCCGTTGCAGTCAAGGTAACTTCTACTCTTTGCCAGTATCCAGTAGCGGTGAAGGTTTTAGTAGCTTTTGCAGCATGAGCAGCGTTAGTAATCATAATTCGCATCGCTTGCCCAGCCGTTCCCTTCACGTCAACCGAGAAGGTGTAATCAAGCCCGCTGGTAACTTTCACGTTATCATAATAAGCAGAACTTGCAATGCCCGAAGCTGGATTAACTTGCAGCGAATGAGCGCCCCGTCTTACCTCATCACCAGTCAATTCTATTGTTACACCAGCGCCGCTTGCAGTCCAGTAGGTAATCCCTTCAGGCGTGTCAAAGCGGGGATTTTTAATATAATTCCTGCCAGCCTTCGGCTTCACTATCCAGAATTTCTTTTGCGTCAATACAGGTGCGGTCATGCCCAAGCCTCCATAAGCTCAAATGCCGTCTTTACATCCGCTGGATTGCTGGATGTCGGCATTGTCAAATTGTATACATTC